CTAAAGCGTAATCAAAATGGCAGTATTTTAAAAGTCCCGCAGTACCTTTTGATATTAATTAAATTTAATTTTATATCTGAAATACAATTTAGCAATTAGATACACAACTAAATTTAATTATCGATGATTCTATTTAAGACCAAAACGTTCTTTCATTGATGATTCCAATGATTTATTTTTAGTTGCTACTGATCTAATCCATTTAGAAGGAATCAAACCACGATATAGATACCAGTTTTCATGGTCTCTGTTTGTATTTAGAGATTTGATTGTTTCATCAGTTGAAAGTTTTGACGAAATCTGATCCCATCTTACCAGATTTGTTTTCTTTTGCTGCGCTGGGATGTTCAGAGTCAATCTGAATTCAGTCCTGTCATATGGAAGAGTTGTAGGAATAGACCAAGTTTGATTGTTAAAATCATCGTTGATTGTTAGCCACTGATAGCCGGATATGAGTAATAACTTTTCAATATTAATTAAGACATATCCCTTTGTTATTCCCTCTCTTAAAATCGAAGGTAGATGGTATCTACTGCAGAAATGATAAATCAGCATCTTTGCTCACTTCATCAATATTTGCTTTGCAAATTGGCAAACAATTATTGATTAATTGCTTGCCAATTATGTCTTACAATGGTGTTTTAAATTATGCCCAAACCTTTATTTCTGTTCCCGGATATGAACTGCTGTCAATATTGGAGACTTTCCCCTTTTCGATATATTTCCTAATGCTATGGTAAGCATCATCTATGGTCTTTTCAGCGTTATCGATCATATAAACGAATTTTATAACATCATCTGTAATTGGATAACGAAGTCTAATATTGATTTGCTTAAGTCCGCCACCTTTGAAAATTGGCATAACAAGCGCGAATCTTTCAGGAACGGTTATCTTAAGATCAGTTCCTGTCTTTTCATCTTTTGACATGAATTCAAACGTTCCGTCATGACGATTTACTTTTGAGCTTATCTTCCAGGTTCTTGTTTCTTGCAAGTTCACAACCATTGCCATCAATTCAACAGCAGTGATATTATTTTTCCCTTCACTATCCTGCCCAGCCATGAAATCAAGCCTATTATCTTCAATAAAGTCGGCGAATTCAATTTGATTCATCGGCTTTCCACTTTTAGAAAACCAATTTATCCATTGATCAGAAAATTTTAAAATCAGTATTGCTCTGAATTCATGTCTTCCAGGTTGTTCTTTGGAATGATCGTCAAATGTACAAATCACACGAAATGAATCATTTCTTTGAAACGATTGAATTGTCGTCTCACCAATTATTTTGTGTTTGTTCACAAAATCGACGAAACTTTCTGTTTCTTCAAAAGTGTATTCCCCTCTTTTTTTAAGCGGCCTTTCAAGGAAATTTTCTAATGAATGCATTTCGAACGGTTCGCTTGAAAGGATGACATGACCAGGTACATCAATTCCTGCCTTTGTCACTTTTTCATTAAGAATCTGAATTTCAGTTGACATTCTTCCGGCAATGATCGCGCTGTCAACAATGTTTCGTTTTGATTCTTCAGTCTTTTCGAATGTTTTTTTTAAATCTTTTTCTTTATCCATGGGTTCCTTTTTAATTTTTAAACGTTGCTTGTAACCATTTTCAATGGTTGTTTTTGAGTTTCGGCAAGCGGTTCAAAATCATCAACTGATGATTCGATATCATCAATCGTGTATTGGTCAGGGTCGTGTGGTGCCAACTTATGATTTCTCGTTCTGAACATAGACATAGACAAAAGTTTCTTTTTAGGAATTTTATAGTCAGCGTTGCAACTGACTTCAATCCTGTTATCACCATCCAACTTGTAATCAATTTTTAATGTCAAAGTTCCTTTGCCGCCGCGATTTGAAACAGCTTCAACGATTTTATCTTGATAGTCAGTCAATAATGGAATTAGATCTTTCATCCCATAGAGCCTCAGATTTTCAATGAAATCTGTTTTTTCTTTTTTATCTGCCATGGTTTCCTTTAATTGAGTTTTGATTTGATGATTTTAAAAGGCGCCCAATCAGATGAAACCGGATGTAAATTCAGCATCCGGTATACCTCCTTTTTTCCTACCGGAGAGCAGGCATTTTGATTTCATTTAATACCTTCTTTTGCTGTGTGAAAATCTTTATGAAATGAAATACATTCTTGAATAACTGTGGTCATAGATAAGCCTCTTTTCTTGGCTGTCAGTTTAATATAATCGTGCAGTTCTTTTTTTACTCTGGTCGGTGATAAAAGAACTTCACCGCGCAAATTTGCCTTTTTTTCCATCTTTCTTTTAAATGCGAATTGGGTTTTGAGATTTAATCTGATCAGTTTTGACCATTTATATATCTTTCAAAATATATGTGTCAATACTTTATTAAATATTTGTTTAAGAATCTGTTACTGACAATCATTAGAGACTGTCAGTAATTAATATGTGGGTTTTTCGAATGGAATTACAGCTGATGTGTACTGCTGTGGATAATAACTAATAAATTTTTTGATAAGAACTTTCTGTGTATCCATCAACAGTAATTGGTCTATCTAGCGGTAGTTTACTGATACCTGTTATTGCTGGATCATTTGGTTTTAATTTTATCAACAATGATTTTACTTCATTGTTTTCAAGCATGTTACAGTATTTTTGTTGTGTATTATACCAGCTTTTTACTATGCCAATGTAGACAACTGGTTGTTTTTCAAAAAAATACAAATTTCCAGCATAATTGATTAATGCACCACCCTTGGGAAGAATAGGAAAGTAAGAAGTGCTGTATGAAGCCAATTTATAATATTGAGAGGAACCGGTGCAATATGTTGTTGTGTAATAAATATTCGTGTCATGCCCTGGATTTTCATTTTGATTGCATGAGTCCATTGATCCATCAGGATTTATAATCATGTCACACAAACCATTTTTCAATCTGACAGTCATTTTTAAAGAACTAACATCAATCAATTTTCCGATTTCGTTTCCAGCTGACCTGACTACCGGGAAATTTTCTTCAACATAATAAGGCAACGCGGCTAAATCTGATTTAACAATTTCAAGGTCATATCTTAATATTCCAACCTCACTCTGAATGAGGCTAAAATTGGAATTCAGTTCTGTTTTAGTAACGTCAAAATCATTTCTTAAAATTTCAACATTACTCTCAACAGAGTCAAAATCATTTCTTAAAATTTCAACCTCACCCTCAATAGAGCTCAAATTTGAATTCAGCTCAGACTTAGCAAGTTCAAGTTCATTTTCAATAAAATCGAAATTTGAATTCAGCTCGGTCGCGTCGATTATATCACCGTTTTTTAACACAAATGGAACTTCTGAAAGTGCCGTTTGTGCAGAAACAGCCATCAAAAAGATAAAAAATACTGCTGCCATAGTATTTTTCATGGTTTACATTCTCCTTTCATATCTTGATTTTCCGTAAATCAAGGCGTTTTTTTTCTGGTCTGACGATCCTATCTCAGTTTTTTCAGATAATTTATCATCAGAACAACCATTTAAAAAAAGAAATAAAATGGATATAACAATCACATATTTTGACATTTTAATCCTTTATCAGTTTTGCTGCTACTCTCAGCTTTTGTTGCTCTGCAAAAGCTTTCAATTCAGAGTTACTATTCATCGCATCATTTGCAGCGTTAATGACTTTCAAAAGTTGCTTTTGTCCGACATCAACGGATGCAAACAAGGGAGCAGTTTGAGGAAAAAAAGCAACAATAGCAGTTTTCGCAACTGGTCCGGCAATTAAGGCAATGATTGCCCCAATTGCAATTGACATTGGGTCCATGGAGTCCTTTTATTTTTAAGTTTTATCAAAAAAATTAAAACTGCTTAAAATTAACTATACATATATCAAGTTGCATATTTCAACAGAAATCGTTTATAATTTTTTTGCATCATCGTATTCAACGTGGATGTGGGTTTCATGCCAAACGACATCAAACCCTTTTGGTAAAGACTTCACTAAGTCATCGAATATGTTTTTTTTCTGATCAGCTGTTAAAAAATTTGTCCGATAGTCAATAGCATATCCATAAGGATGTAAACTACCAGGCGAATGAATTCCATCAACAGTATGAACGATAAAGCTTTCAACTTTAGCGTGTTCAAGATAAGCTCTTTCAGCTTCTATCAAAACAACTCTCATTTTGATATTAAGACCGTATAAAGGAACATCGGATTTCATTAATTTATCTCCTGGAGGGTTATAAAATGGCTCATGTTTGGGATTTACAAGGAAAAGACTTAGAAAAATTTGAACGAGTTTTAAAAAGATTTGCATCGACTGATTACCCTAAAGTAAATGGCGCGGCATTAAATACAATTGCCTATGAAGTAATGGGAAAATCTCATCAAATTGCTAAACAACGTTTCATGATGAGAAATAAATTCACAGTTAAATCAATACAATTCCAAAAAGTCAGAGGTTTCAATCCTGGATCTCAATTTTCGAGTGTCGGATCCACCATGGATTATATGGAAGATCAAGAATTCGGAAAAAATAAGACAAAGACAGGAAAGAAAGGTGTCGCTATTCCAACGACGACGGCCTCAAACGAATCATTTTCGACTAGACCACGTCGTAAATTAGTAACAAGATCAAGACGGCGAACGAATATAAATCTGATGAAGTCGACTGTGAGAACAAAAAGCAGAAAGCAACATATCATAGGTATAATAAGAGAAAAAAGATCTGGTAGACGTTTCGCTTATCTCCCGATACAGAATGCCCCAGGAATATATATGATCACCGGAAAAGGAAAAAGAGCAAAAATATTTTTGATTTATGACCTTTCCAGATCATCAGTGACTATCAAAAAAGCGCCTTGGTTACTTCCAGCCGTCAATTATATTAGGCCAAGAATGCCTTTGATATATGTCAGAACTGCAGAAAAAATACTTAAGAAGTCGTTTCTTTAAAGTTTCCTTAACAAAAAAAAATACACGAATCAAAACTCATTAATTGACTATGATTTTTACTCTGGTTTTGGGTATGTGGTTTTAATTTGTGTGATGGTATCAATCCAAACAGTCGTATTGTTGATATTATCCCAATAAATCATGTCAAGTTGATCCGGTATAGAGGGATAAGCGGATTGTCTCAGTCCAATATAAGCGATTGCTTCAATTGCTGCCAATTCTGCCGCTGTTTGATATTCTTCAGGAGTGTTTCCAAGGTCGATCCATGCTTGATAATCATCGCTCATCTGACCGGATCCAATTTTGAATGTTGTTGACAATCCATCATCGCTGATTGCGTTAACTAAATCTTCATATGGTGTAAGCTTATAATTTACAATCATAGTTTCCTTTTATGCTGGTACAAATGGAGGTTTTTCTTCCAATAAAAAATCACCGTAGACAACAACCCTATCAAAAGTCTGACTCGGGTTGATGTATAATCTTAAATTGATGGGAGCAGCATTTCTTGTCTTTATAAACGTATTGATCGGGTTCCCCAGATTTGAAATAAGTGCAAAAAACGGTTGATATTGTCTAGTATTTATATTTGACACCTGTAAATCATAGGTAGTTGTGGTAACTGAACATTGACCGTAAATAAAGAGTTCAGAATGCCATCGACCTGTCACAACTTTATATGGCCGCGCGCGAGCAAATAAAGTTGTCCAACCGCCACTGGCAGTGACTGTGAAATGTGTTCCGTCGCCTTTGTATTCGACAAGATACTCATCATTTTTGCTATCAATAGCAAATTGAAGTGCTTGAAATATCTGTGAATTAAATTTATTCTCCTGACTTCCATCCGCGATTATTGATGCATAATTCATCATTCTAGTGGCAAAACCCCATAAATCTGAAGGCCAAACTCTTTCATAGGGAGTTTCGTCAGCTGCTATTTCAGATGTCCTATTTTTGAAAGTTCCATCAGGATTATTTACATCAATTATCGTCTTACCAGGGTAAAGATCTTTTAGTTTGTGCATTTTCTTTTATGGTACGAATGAAGGTTTTTCAGTCAGTCTAAATGTTCCTGAAATCGCGAAGGAACTAGTTAAAAGAGAAGGGAAAATAAACCTCAACTTATTGGTTCCTGGAATGCAGAAAGAATTTTTTGCTATTGCATTTGATGGAGAATTAAGAAAACTGACTGCCGGTTGGAATGGATATAAGGCACTGAAATTGATTCCGCTTATATTCAGTTCGTAGCTTGTCAACGTGGTTGGCGTGATCGTTCCATAAATAAATATTTTAGCGCGCCAAACATCGTTTGAAGGAACACCAGGTGTTTTATTTACGAACGGTACTATCCTCGCAATTACAGTCGTCCAACCATATAAACCGCTGACGAAAAAATCAACAGATAATCCTTTATACTCTTGTGAATAGAGGTCTTTATTTTTTTTGATAAGGAAATCTAAGGCTTCATAAATTTGAGAACTGTTGATATTTTCTTCCGTTCCATTGGGTATAATTGATGCCTTATTCAGCAAATGAGTTGCAAACCCCCAAAGATCAGCCGTCCATAATTCGTCAAATGGTGTTCCCTTTAAAAGTTCACTTATTCTGTTTTTGAATGTACCGTCCGGATTGTTCACATCTATTATCACATTGTCCGGATAAATGTCTTTTAGTTTGTGCATTTTCTTTTATGGTACGAATGAAGGTTTATTAAGTAACCTGAAATCACCAAACATTGCATAAAAATCAGTCAGGACACTACTCGGATTGTAAAAAATTAATTGCCCAGTATTTGGGACCGCTGTTACTGTTCCACCAGGTGGATTATCAGTTAGATTTACAAAACTTAAACCAGGTTGGTTTCCGTAATCGATTGAAAACGTAATATTTGAAATAGTGAGCGTATAAGAAATGACAGCTGAATTTGTTTTCAAACCCCAAATGAATATTTTTGCCCTCCACATATCATCTAAAGCAGCTCCAGGGGTTGGGTTTAAGTATGGTCTTATCGTTGTAAGAAGTGTTGTCCAACCTGTTCCTGATACCGTGAAATCTGGCGGTATATATTCCTTTAGGTAAAGATCATTGTAAAGGGCTATTAGGTATTGAATTGCATCAAAAATCTGAGAATTGTTGATATTTTCTTCCGATCCATCTGGGATAATTAATGCCTTATTCAGCAAATGAGTTGCAAACCCCCAAAGATCTGAAGCCCAACGTCGTTCGAATGGTGTGCCATCTTTTAAGATTCCATTAGTCCTATTTTTGAACGTTCCATCAGGGTTATTTTCATCAATAGTCACTAAACCTGGATAAATATCTTTTAGTATATGAGCCATTTAGTTTTAAACGTAATTAATTAACAAACCGATTTTTTGTTGCATCGGAAAAGTTGATAAGAGTATCCGTTCAAATTCCCTTTTTCTATCTGCTGGAACATCAGCAAAATCAGGGAAAATTTCACCACCGACATAAACAACAAATCTAAAACCACTAACCGTATTTGGAACCGGATAATATTTTGGAAAAGGCTGAAGCCCAAAATAAATACCGCATCCAGCCAGCGGGTTCCCACAATCGGAATCATCAGCACCGCAAAAAGTTTGATAGACTGGTAGTATAGTCACCGGTCCAATGTTTACAAGTAATGTTCCAATTCCAGATATTAAAATACCGCATCCAGCCAGCGGGTTCCCACAATCGGAATCAGGGTTTCCACATTGTGTTTGATATATTTCAGGATTGTAATTGACCAAATATTCATTAGGGTTTTTTGTGTCGTACAAACCACCGCCGAGATCAGTCCACCACTCGTGAATAAAGACATTAGTGAAACCTGAACCATGAATAATATCTTGTAAATAATCTTTTCCCTGACCACCTAATGACCTCCAGCGGCCTATAATATTTTCTCTTCTTTCTGCCTCTGTTCCGCGCGAAACGATATTGAATTGCTGTTCAAATTTTTCGATTTCCCTTGTGGTCAGAGGAAAAATATCAAGATAAATAAGTTCGATGTGCTCTTTGATATCGTTCAGAAATTCCGTTGCCCCAATAAAAAACTTTTTCAGCAGTTTATCGACAACTAGCTTCCAAACCCTTGAAAGAGGCAAAAGATGTTTTAAAATTTTTAAGAATGTCATGGCCCGATAAAATTTATCTCATTTAGTTTTGATTTTTCTCCCTCCTGGAGATAATAAGATGGAATATCAACAGCTGGAACAGCAGCATTTTGAAGTGTTAAAGAAGAAAAAGTGCCATTAGCAGCGCTGACAAAACTGTTTACTATTGATGAAAGATCTTCTCTAGAAACAATATATTTAGACGGAAGGACTGTTACACCCTCAATAAATGGTTCACGCCCTAAAAAATAATTTGTCACTGCATTAGTAATATCAGCTTGTATTGTCACTGGATCTTCAACTTCAAGTCCATATACCTGAACATTAAAAGCAACTCTGGTAATTGGATTCATGTTTAATTTGGCGTTTACAGGCTTCCTGGTCTGTTTTCCATCATCATCAAAAGTGATTGCATAAGCGACCTCATCAAGTTGTTCAGGCGTCGGAATTCCGTCTGGTGTCTCAATAGTTTCTATTACTTCCACGTAAATATCGACAAAGCCTTCGTCCCCAGTATATGGGTAAATAGATACTACTCCGAGAACAGTCTCTCCCCATAATTCATAGTCAACACCTGAGCCACCTTGAGGAATTTTTTGAAATCTATCGATGACGCGCTGTCTATAATTTTGTTCCTGTTCACCGTCAGCCCCAGTTTTTGAAATCGAATCAACGGTTGTATCACGAGCGACGTTTGATTGTGGATTGACAAAAGAAACGATGTCACCAATTTGAAGATTTCCTATGATACCGGCTCCCGAATTTCCATCAGCGTCTGACTGAGCCCTGATTGTTCCCTGAACTATTTCCGCATCGAGTAAAACACTTGTAATCAATAAATAGGTTATTCCGTTAATTGCTGAAAACAATTGTGTTCCAGCCAATAAAGATCCAACCTGATTTTCAACTATGATATTAATGGTTAATTCAGCTTGAATTGGCGAAGCAGGGTCGCCGATTCCTATTAACCTTCCCCATTCAACCAACGGTGTTATTTTTTTTCCTAATATTTCTACTTCCTTAAAACTTGCTGTTCTGACAAAGATTTGTAAAAATATCCAGCCAGCGTATTTGTAAATAAGGACAAAAATCCCGGAAAATGCCTTTGCTAGTACCCTTGAAAAAGACAAAGGCAAAAAAGGTATTGTCTGACTAATAGCCGAACCTATTTGATTTACAATATTATCACTGATTTCTTTTGTCGTCGGGGTATAGTGAGCCATTATTTATTTTTAGCCTCTTTTTCTTGTGCTTTCCAGTTTTCAAGATATTCAAGTTTGATATTTTCACCGTTGGCCGCAATATCTATGACAATTTTTATTTTTCTCAATCCAACAAAAGAAACATCAACATTGACACTATCAAAAGCTTTTATGTCGATGAAGCGTTGCAAATCTGATACTACTCCATTTTCTAAGGTGACCAGATTAGAACTGATAGGGAGTAAATTAAGTAAATTGTATTGTGTTATTGATCTATAATGAAAAACAGGATCAGGTTCAACAACGTTTCCCCACCAATTGAATTTGTTGTCAATCGTTGTGTCGTCTCGGTTGTCTCCACCAAATAAAGCTAAGTAAACGGCTGTTTCAAAACCACCTGTTAATTCTACTATGCCGTTTTTTATGTTTATTTCCCCGCCGTCCGGGGTATTGAATAGTAATACATCACCTTGCATAATTCATCTTTTTTAAGGTACTGGCGGCCCTGAATCACCGCTTCCTGTGTCAACTCCGCTGTGTCGATGAGTTGTGAATCTTATACCATTTAGAACAGCGTCAGAGGCTGTAATTTCACCAGAAACAATAAGATTTCCTGGACAAAATAAATTGCCTTCAACATCAAATTGAAAAACATTTCCGTTTAAGCTTATATCAATTGATCCATTGCTTTTTAGGTAAATGAAAGCAACTATTCCGCCTGAGCTGTTACGGGAATAGATTTTTTTTTCACCATCTGAAATTGATGATTCATTTTTAGGGTCAAAAAAACCTAATATTACTTTTCTTCCAATCTTCATCAGAGAATCAAGCAAGCAAAAATCACCAGGTAATGGTTTTGAATCTTCATTGCAGCTGTTAAATCTAGTTGCATAGATATTGTCAGCCTTATAAATAACAACTTTTGATTCTGGCTCGTTTATTCGACGTTTTCGGACTATATTAGAAAGTATTTTTCCAATCAAAGCCATTTTAATTGGTCCATGGTAATTTTTCAGGAATTTTACCGCTATATGATTCCGGTAAAACAACAGATAATTTGCTTTTATTTCCGGTTGATCTTTCCAACTCTACTGATTTAATCAAAAATCTTGTTTCGCGGTAGATCATAACCGACGGTGCAAAGACATTGACAAACATGTTTGGTTTCCAAATTTCGTCATATTGATTTCTCAATCCCTGACAATCTATAACATATTTAATTGCATCGCCGAACATTAAACCCATTTTCCAATTTACGGCCTGTTTAATATCAGCGTCGTCTAAATCTTCGTTTTCTGAATAAACAAAAGGTCTACTGTCACTATCAAAAAAAGGATTTTTAATAGTTACAGATTCAAAATCTCTCCCAAACATTCCTGGAATTAGAGCCGTGATCGAACTATAATAATTTTGTGGATCAAAAGAGGGTTCTATTGATGTCAAAGGGGTATAACCTTCTTTTAAATCGGTTTGTCTACCGGTTGTAATAGCTTTATGAAAAAGAAGATTACCATCTGAATCATTTGTTATTAAAAAACCTCTTTTTTTAGCAAGGGGAATTAAAAAATCCAATGGTTTTTGGCCAGTTTCGAGAGCAACTTGGTCAAAAATAGCTTCGCTTTTACCAGGAATTTTACCAGAAAACTTAACATCAATGTTAAAAATTCCAGCGATTGATTTTGCAATCTGTTCCAGTGATTGATTATTGAATTCAATTGGATACTTCTCTAAAGGGATATTGACATCATTCAAAATTCCAGGCAATGAGTATCCTGAACAGGTTACAAAATTTGATGTGTCCAATTTTGGGTTTATATTGACTAAAACGCCTTTAAGAAATCTCACACCATCAATTTTAATCTCTACAGGCTTGAAAGACATTGGTTCAAAAAATTCAATCAATTCTGAATTTTCTGGATCAAAAGGGGAATCAAATTCAAATCGATCAAAAGTATCAATGTCTAAATTAAACTTGATAGAAGTCCAGTATTTAAATTCTTTGTTGTCAATTGATAATGTGATTAGATCGTCAGACATAGTACAACATTTCCCTACCCTTTGGTAATTCTAAAATTTCATTTCCTACCAAATTGTTTGAGGTGATTATAAAATCAAGAACGTCATCCACTTTTCCGTAATATTCAGCCGCAAAATCGATTATTGTTCTGTCTCTGTCTAAAATAATCGATCTTTCCTGAAGGCTTGAAAAAACAAGATTTGTAAGATTCCCAATTGCCAGCGCGTAGATAGATTGTAAATCCTGGTAACCTTCCCCTGTATCAATAAGGTCATTTGTTCCTGGTTCCCTGGTTGGTAACAAATCTTGAATCAGGTTGTTTCTATTCTCATCTGACCAGTTTATATAATTATCAAAGCTGCTTTTTAATTGTTCAATAGCGTTTATAACATCTGTTCGCGTCGGATAGTTTGCATTATCATCAAGCGTTGATTCAATCGATGCAGCAATCACCGACGAAGCCACCAAAGAATTGATTGAAAATTGGTTAGATGTCTTTGAATCGTTTCCAGCTGTAAATTGATTAGAAGGACCGTTAATCATTGTTGAAAGCAAATTGTTATAAGCTTCCAATTTATCTAAAATTGATGAAGCTGATCTTGCCGGTAATCTTGATAAACTTATCATCTGAAATGCTAACAAGGATGGAGTACCAATCAAAATATCAATACTATCGTCAAGAATATCGAATGCAGCATTAAAAGCTCTTTCAATGCTTTCACTTGCTTTTGCAATTGCAGTTAATTCGCGTTTTATTTTTCTGATTGCTGCCTTTGCTGATGCTATCATATCGAGCGTTTCAGAAAGTGTCCCCAAACTAATAGATTTTCCAAAATTATCTGAAGTATTTACTTCATAAGCAAACAAGCTGTCATCAATTGTATTTTGTACGCTGATGTTAACAATCGGGAAAACAATTTTTATTGTTTCCCAAAATGTGATGTCATAAACAACTTGGTTTGCTTCTTTGACTAGATCGTCTCTTCTTTTGACAGATCCAAAAGGAACGGCGTCAAACTGGCCATAAAATGGTAAACGAAGTTTCCAAACTCCTTTTTCATCAATCGCAGAATCAAATTTTTTTGCTGTTTTGTCGTAATCAGAACCCCAAAAGATCACTTTTAAGGGGAATAAGTGACCTGATCTTCCCAAATCTTGAATATAAGTTCCGTCCACATCTGGAAATTCAAAAGCAGTTGTCTTTTTGGGAGTTTCCTTCTCTAGAACTTCCCAGGTAAACCTAAATTCTTCACCCGAAGGGGAAATGCAAACAGCTTCTGATATTCGGTCATTCCATGCCATTAAAAACCCCCTGATGTCGCTAATCTGATTTTTGATCCGTTACCTGTTGGGGTAGACAGTTCAGCTCTTCCTGTTTCATCTTTGATCAATAACGTTGATGATTTTTCAGTCACCTTTTCATTGATGGCAGTAGATATCCTTTCTTCCTTTGTTGTCATTTCCGGTTTTTTTGCCTCTCCGCCTTTCTTTTCCTCTTCAGGTTTTCCAAACAAAAAGGAAAACTTTTCACCAATTCCTGAAATTCCAGAAAAAAGATCTTTAAAAGGAGTTGTCACACCAGAAATGAAATTCAAAATCGCGTCGATTGAATCTTTTACTTTTGCTGTTATACTGTCCCAAACATCAGAAACAACTGCTTTGACGGTTTCCCAATTTTTGACCAGTAAGGTGATTCCGATAATCAAAGCCGCAATAGCGATACTGATTGCAAGCAGTGGGTTTGCCATCATCACCGCATTAAGAGCAAACATTGCCACTTTAGCAACCACCAAAACACCTTGAAACAATAACATCGCAGCCTTGACAGCAAACATGGTTGTTTTGAAAACTATAATTGCTGCATTTGTAAAAAGAATGATGCCTTTTAGGGCAATCATTGCAGCAATGAACATTCCAATAATTTTGATTGATCCTGAAAGTACGTTGTTAATGTCAGATACAAACGATTGAGCAAGATCTTGGTTTGTACTAATGGCGGAATCAATAGTTCTTACTGTTTCAGTTATTTTTTCAACAAAATCGGAAAATGGACCTTTTTCAAGACCAAAGATCGTCAATTGCAAACCTTCGAACGCTGATTTCAAAGAATTAACTCGACCTTGCAACGTATCCCTCATGGTGGATGCCATTTTGTTGCTTGATCCCGTTGCTGCTTCTAATTGCTTTCGATATTCCTTTAATTTTTCGGCACCTGTCCCAAGCAAAACATTGACACCTGCAATCGGTATCTTACCGAATATTTCTTCCAATATTGCGGCCTGTTCAGCTGTCCCGAACTTTTTGACGCCTTTTTCCAAATCGCCCAAAATGTCGATGACATCGCGCAAATTCCCTTCGTTATCTTTGGTTGCGACGCCCATCCTTTTTAACATCTTAGCAGCACCACCGACAGGAGCGGCCAGCCTCAAAAAGACATTTTTAAGCGTCGTTCCGGCTTCCCCTCCTTTTATACCTGCATTTGCAAGCTTGCCGGCTAATGTTGTAAACGTTTCAATCGAAGCACCAGCTGATTTTGCAACTGGTCCACCTTCAGCTATTGCTTCGAACAGCTGTTCCATGTTTGTATTGGCGGTTGTGGTTGTTTTAGCCAATACATCATTGACACGCGCTAAATTTTTGCTAAGTTTTATTGGATCTTCAGTTGCAAGACCGAACGCGCCCAACGTATCAGTTGCGATATCGGTTGCCCTGGCAAGATCAATTGACGCCGCCGTTGCAAGGTCAACAACTCCAGGTAATGCTGCGATTGACATCTGAGCATTGAAACCGGCCATTGCAAGGAAATTGATTGCTTCAGCTGATTGAGTAGCTGTGAATTCTGTTTCCTTTCCGGTTTTTTTGGCTGCAGCTTCGAGTAATTCAAATTCTTTGGTCCCTTTCTTTATTTCACCTGGAAATTTTGCTGCCGCTGACACTATTGTTTGTTCAAATTGCATACCAGTGACAACAGCATCTTTTGCAGCCAAGTTGAGCGCTAAAAATCCAGCAGTAGCTGAAACGGCTAATACTTTGCTGAATTTTTTGGAAAGGTTGTTGACTGAATTTCCGATTGATACAAGGTTGGCTTTTGCAGAACGAGCAAACTTTCCAACAGAATTTGACATGCGGCTCACTGGAGCAGTGATCTTGTCAATTCCCTTGAATATAGCCTCTATTGAAAATTTGCTCGCCATTCATTAACTTTATGATTGTGACGTGATTTTTTTCAAACCTGGTTTGAGACCATCATAAAAAAACTTGATCTCTTTGATCGTAATAGTTCTTAAATCTGGCAGCGATGAATAATCACTGCAAATCTGTAAAATCATCAAACTAATTCCGTCTAAACCTCTTGCTTTTTGTTCAGTTCCGCTTTGAATGATCTTACAAACTAAGAACCTAAAAAAAGCTGAACAACTCCCAGGCAAAACTTATAATCCGGTCCTTGCATTTTTGCAAAAATCTTTGGATCTTGGCTTACTATATTTCCTAGTATTCCATTCATTTTATGGACGTTTTGTCTGTCTTTGTGTCTGTCCATTGATAAATAAGCAATACCGTATGGAAGTTTGAAGTGAAGAGTTTCGATGTCATTGACGGATTTCCTGAGCGTGTAAATGATATCACCGTTTTCATCGATGACAGCGCGTCCTTTCATTACAGCTCTAACTATTCTACGCTTTAAGCGTTCAAAATCTTCTTTGCTTTCAACGTCCATTGTGCTGATATCGTCGTCAATTTCCCATTCTTCAACAAATCGTTTGAATTCATTTTCAGCTGTTTCCAGATCTACTTTTTGATTATCGGTTTCCATTTTGGTTTTATTGTTGTGTTAATATTCCAACGCCAGACAAACCAAAAGTGCAAGTAGCGTTAGTATTTGAATATTTTAGATCATCCGTAATTTGTAATGATCCTTGCCAGACAGCACCGCTTGAATATGTGATAGTTGCCGCGAAAAAATCGTTTCTGTCTGCGAGCTCCTGCAAAAATTCATGATCGCCCGCGAAATCATCACAAACGACTGACAGACCATCCAGCATCAATGGCACCCTTGTTTTTATCAATCTTGCCGTTCCATCGCCATTCGCCATGACTTCATTTTTAAAACCTCCTATCTGTCTGTTGACTTCTGCATCAGCAGGAACAGAAAAATAGCGGCCAGCAAGATCAATACTTTCTATGCTTCCACCAACTGCACTCATTTATTATTCTCCTAAACAGGTGTTCCAAAATAAAAGCCAAAATTTGCAATGATTGATATTATCGTTGTATTACCTGAAATTTGATAAGTAAAATCAACATCTAATCGCCTTGGATTACTTGGACTAATCCCGGCGACGATTGTCTTTTTTGCTGCTTCGGGATCAGAGATAATTGCTTCAAGCGCTAAACCATCAATCATTTTAGCAATGTCAGAAACGGCGCTTTTAGGTTTCCGAGCGTCAGGGTTTACGGTTGCTTGATTGTCAGGAATCAACACTTTCCCTTTCCATGCATCAGCTTCAAAAATTAGACTGAGATTGAAAACAACATTCATCACTTTGATAATGTCATTTACGTATCTGTATGCTGGAGGATCCTCACCGGTTGGATGATAAAAAGTCACTGTATCTGATAATTCAATGATATTATCAACAATTTCAACAGTCGAACAACCACCAGTGACGGCAACTTCGCGGCTTAAATAATCCCATTGGTCGGTTTCAGCTCCTGGTTCTATACCGTTTATTTTTTGACCGGCATAGTCAAGCGGTGGATTTTCATTTGCTACAACAGCAATCCTTGAAACCATTCTCGCAGTAATAACAGCCGGAAAGTGTTTTGAACCTGGAGCGCTCAAAAAACAATTTGTTCTGACAGTTTTATTTGCTTCAGGTGTTATAATCGCCGTCAACACATCGGTTTCTACTGTTGATGTAAAAACAATGGCAGGTTTCCTGACAAGTGCTCCCCATCGAGGCTCAAAAAATTGATTATACTTATCAAGACTATCAGTGTCTGCAGCTTCCATACAATTGATGACTAATGTTTCCCAAATGTTTCCAATCTGTGACAAAGCGGTGTCAACATCAGGGTTTATTGTTCCACCAGTTGGCTGAACGATTGTGAAATCAATTCCAGCAACTGTACCAACAATATTGATGAATATATCATTTCCGCTCGATCCTTTCCATTTAGCGACAAGCTCAACGTCTGTTCCATTGTCTATTGCATTTACAGGCATATCAATGATTGCATTGATTGCCGCTGTGATTGCTGCTGTTGCTTCTGATACTATTGCATCCTTTAGCAAGACAAAAGCTTGTGATTTTATATTATTGATTTCAATAATATAAGTCTGTGTTTCCGTTTGAACACCAACCGGCGTGATTGATCCAGTTGAGGCAATAGCCAGTGGACCATCCTTCAACGGAAAAATAGTCACTGGAATTATTCCTACACCGTCCCCATTTGCCGGCAACAACTCTTTAACCGCTAAATGAAGTGGGGAACCGTACCCGTAATTATCACCAACAAATTTTGGCGTTAAAACTCTGACCTTATCGGTTGTGTAGGAAGCCTGAGCAAGTGTTGATCCCTGTCCAATAACAGCAATCCGCATTGGTAATAATTTAACGCCGCCTCTCAGATTTTTAAAAGCTGTTTCTATTCCAATGACGCGCGCGACGGCTGATTCACTTACTGCAACCATAATTTATCCTTTTAAGTGGTGTCAAATTCTGCTTCAAAAATAATTTTCCCATCAAGAGCTCTTTTTGCTGTAACAAATACTGATTCTAGTGGTTGATATTCGTCTGATATGGCATTTTCATTGAATTTTACCTGCAATTTCATTCTTGCGGCAATGACGTTTTCAACCGGTCTATCTCCTAATTGTGGTTGGAACTTTTCTATTGATGATATCCACCTATTCCAAATCATCCTTTTTTCCCTCAGTCCAACCATTTCAGTCAGTTTTAAATAGGCGTTGTCAGGATGCATTAAAATATTTCTCACTAGCCTAATGACCCTATGCAAATCAACGGCTGTTTGCTCGTCTGCCTTTGCATATCCCCCGGATTCGATATCAGTAGACGGTTTTGACGTGTAAATATCAATATTAAATGATGAGTCACTAGCCTGAGTTTTGACCACGTCACCAACTTTCATATCAAAGTTCGAACTTTCAAACCAAACATTAACAACTGGGAAAGGTTCCTCATTATCTTTGAATCCATCAAGCGGACTAAAACTTTCTAAATATACGTCAAATTTCCACAAATCAGGATCTTTTCCAGCGTCGATTGCCAACTGTTGCTGATGAATGGTTTCATCTGCCAAGATTGCAGCAATTTGAAAACATACTCTTTCAAAATTGTCTTGTTTATCAATCAGTAAAATAGTCATTCTTTGTAAAATTCAAGATAACAAAAAATTAATCCGATAGTTCTGTCTGGATTGCTTTCTTTGACTGTGAAAGTATGGCTCGTTCCGTTAATATCTAAAAATTTTATTATCCAAGGCTTTTTAGTCTTATCTGATTGAACAGCCGGCAAAGCTGTGAAACCCAAATCAGTTAAAGTTTTTACCCTCAAAACAACAGTTGCAACTCTACCAGTGACAGCCTGTCCAGTATCTGGATCAATAGCAAAGGCAATATCGTTTGATTGCCCATTTACCTTTTTCGTCAAACCATCAGGATCAATTATTTCTATTTCATATCCGAACCCAAATTGAGAATCCTCCAAGGTGAATGAAAGATCTGTTTCAGCTATTTCCCTGAAATTCATTTACTTGTTTTTTTTTTTTGCACCTGATTTCTGATTAATGTTTTTCTTTCCCGTGGTGTCCGTCGGATCCCCTGATTCATTTTCAGGTGCCGGGGTTTCTTCGAGGGGACCGGATTCAGTTTTTCCTTCAGGAGATTCAGCTTTATTTTCGCCCTCGTTGTCCGTCGGATCCCCTGATTCATTTCCAGGTGCCAGGGTTTCTTCGAGGGGACCGGATTCAGTTTTTCCTTCAGGAGATTCAGCTTTAATTTCTCCAGGGGTGTTTCCTAAATCAGCTGATTCGTTTACAGGTAAAGGGATTTCTCCCTGAGCATTTGTTTCTTTTTTCGGTTCCGTTGCTATCTGTGGCAAACTTTCTTTTTCAACAATTTTTTCAAGAAATCCATTGGCCAAAAAATAATCAATCCTTTTCTGTTTTTCTTCTTTAGTTGCACCTTGGAAGTTTTCCAGCGCTAATTTAGCCCCTTCATGTGCAATACCCATTCGCGTTGATACTGATCTTCTTTCCTTTACTCTGTACTTCATTTGGTTTCCTTTATGGTTTTATGGTGACTCGCCGGCGGAGGGGAACCGACGAATCACCAGGGCAGCATTTTAACAATTAATTAAATCAGATCTGTTTTTAAGAAACGGTAAAGACGCAAAAAGAATCGATATTCGTCGGAATACAAAGCGGAGCAGATTTAACACCGTACTTTGCATTCTGTCCGAAAAAGTCAACAGCTCCGTAGGTATGAAAATCACCTCTGATAATTTGAGGGATATGAGAAAGCCCGATTGACTCCAATCTTGGATCTGTTGTTACAAGTTTTTCGATTCCTGCGAATACTAAGTCAAACCTCGTTTGCGAATTTCCCAACCAAACTTTGTCAGTGGGAATATATGGAACGAGTTCCCCTTCGTTTGGCAGACCAAAACCAACTGGAACTTTATAATATTGTGGATACGTCCAGATATTGATGACATAATCATCAAGCGACAAATTACCATGATAATTCGCGCCCTCTGCATTCATCATTGGCGGAGCGATGTTAACACGATCAACTCTTCTGAAATCAGCCTCTTCTTTGAATTGATTATTATTAAAAAGCAATCGCAACGCACTTTCACCAAAAATTGCATCAGTGGTTTCTGTCTTTCCGTCCTTTCTGTTTAGTTTAGAACCTCCAGACAAGTTATCAATAGGAACCCCGGATGAATTTGACCAGGCTATCGGCGGTGTAATTTGATGTGACACCTTTTGTTTAAAATCTATTGTATCCGAATTGATCAGGGGTACTTGACCGAGGAAAAAAGCGTCGGAAGCTTGTTTTTCAATTGCTCTGTTGATTTTTTCCTGGAGTCTGACCTGATCATCAGTAATCGCCGCGACAATGTCAGCCATGGTGTTTTGATCAAATTCAGTTCGACCAAATAACCTGGACAATCTTTCATTTTCGTTGACATTGGAGAATTCATCATAAACCGGAGGTTCATATTCTTTCGTAGTAAATCTTTTACTCGCGTTTCCTCTCCCACCAGTCCCCCTTATAACATCAACGGCCAAGTCTTCATCATCCCTTTTGATATCGAACACAATTTTTATTGTATCAGATTTGTTTGAATCAGGAGATTGAAACATACTTGACAAAAACATTGTTGGTTTGGCTTTGAGAGTGAACGCTTCAGCCATCGCTTTTCTTATATAATCCATTTTTGCCTCTTTTCTGTGATTTTATTTCAAATAATTTACCTGATTTTAACGTTTAAAACGTTATTGATTGTCAAGTATGTCTGTTCGTACGGCTGCAACTGATTGGATTGAAAAGTTTCTCAATTGTTCTATTGCCTTTTCGGGAACTGATCCACCGGCTTGAACCAAAAGCTTTTCTTTTGATACTTCACCGCCTATCAATATTCTCCTGAATAAATTACCAGCCCCTGTTGCTGTGACATCAACTGGTAATATTCCGCTAGCTTCCCCTGATCCGTCAAAAGCATCTTCAACCCACGGCACCCAAGCCAGATTTTCATCAACGACGTTCAAAGCGAATTTATCACCGGCTGAGAAATCGGTCGCGCCAACTGTAATAGTGAATGATAATCCACCAATAGAAAATGTTGTCAATAAACCTGTTCCTACTCTTAGAGTCAAATTATCTGCAACTAGATTTCCGTTAGGATCCTCCAGTTTAAAAACGCCACCCTCAACCACCGCGAAAGTACATTCCAAATTCCAATCACCAGGAAGTGGCGGACCACCGGGAGCCAAGGCAAAATTCGTCACGGTTCCGTTTCCAACGTTTCCACCATCAGGGGTGACAAGTCCGATCGAACAAACGAGTCGAGCCATTATCAGACCTAAATAATAGGTAATTGCCCCCAAAAATTTTATGACACCATCCTTAAACACAGGATTGAAAACAGGCAATTGCAGACCGTCGTTGTTAGTAATTACTGGATTCATAATTAAACCTCTTTTTTATTGATTGCCTTAGCTGACAATTTGCTTTTTTCCATGACTTGAGAAAGGAATTGTTCTTCATCCTTTTTTTCCTGATCTTTTTTTTCCTGATCTTTTTGCAGGTTTAAATTTTCGTCAGGATTATCTTTCCCCCTGTTTTTTAAGTCATTATTTTTTAGACTGACTGACATGTACTCGGCTAAAACCTCTTGATCCATCAGGCTTTTACCCTCTTTGATACATTCCAAACCGTATTCAATCGCGCCGGTACTTTTAGCCATTTTAATGTGGCCAATTGCCTGCTTCCTTTCCAATTCTCTGCCTTCGTCAACAATTTCCGCGTAAGCTTCGGGGAATTGATCTTTTATTTCATCTTTATTCATGGCGTTTGCCTCGCTTTTCTTTTGTTTATTAAATTTGTCAAGGTAACGTTGTAAAGTTGACTTGACGCGCTCTTTTTCCGCCGCTGGAATTCCAGCTGTTTGTGGCAATCTGGCAAGAGCATTTCTAACGGCTCTAATGTTGATAACTTTCTTTCCGCCTTCAACATCTGCAATTGGTAATTTATAGGCAGCAAAATTTTCTGAATTCTTATTATCAAACCAAGAAAAATAATTTTTGTACTGTTTATCAGTGGATCCTGAATTATTTGGACCGTCTTGACTTCCTGTGTGCTGGCGAACCCTCTTTTCTGCTGATGTTTTATCCCATGTTTTATCAATAAAACCTGAGACGTTATCAAACGGGATTACCGTTAATTTTATGTCAGTTGATCCGTCATGTAATTCTGGGTTAAATAAGTTTCCTGAATTGCTGATACGTTGTGATTCTGGAATTATTTCGTCAATCATTCCCCTTTCTAGTGCTTCGTCAGCAAGAAAAATAGAACCTTGACCGTAATCGCTGATTACCTTTTTCAGATTTATGATTTTCCCTGTTGCCGCTGATCTTCCATCCGATATTTTTTGAAGAAATTTCAGTTCAACATCATCCAACATTCTTTGAATTTCTTTTTCCCCTTCGTTGGTGAATGCATCTGGATTCTTATTTTTTGCGTTTGAGCTCCTGATCGTTTTGATCATGCCTTTATTATCAAAAGCCCTTGTCATAACTCCCAACGATCCAATTTCATTAGAATCATTAGTAGAGATAATTCTATCCGCTTGACTTGCTAAACCATATCCGGCTGAAGCTGCCATTCCAATGATTTCAGCAATAATCGGTTTTTTTGCTGAAGCTAAAGCGTTGATAGTTTCAGTCAGACCTATCCATTCTCCGCCCGGTGTATTGAATAACAATTTAGTTTTTTCAATATTTTTTTCTGCATCAGCCTTTTCAACACCAGCTATAATGTCATCATAGCTGGTGTTTTCCCCACCAAAAATCGAATAAAAGAAATCAGGCTTCTTTGTTAACGGTCCAAATACTGGGATAATTGCGGTTTTTCCATCAACCCTATAAAGCTCTTTTTGTTGGTTATTTCTGATTGAAATCTTTGTCGCCAGCTCTCTGAGTGTATCTTCAGACAGTTTACTACTATTAACTTTTTCGTAAAAATCGCTCAACCAGAAAGGATCTATCAACAAAACGTTCATATTATTTTTTAAAATTGAAATAGATTGTCAAAACAGCTGTAATAAAAGCCCCAAAACTGGCTGTCATTGAAGTATATATTCTGAGCATGACGTCCCTTTTAGCTGTCTTAACAGCTTCAGTTTTAGAATCTATAATTTTTTTTTCAAGTTCTCGCTTATCATCTTTGATTTGTTTTTTTAAATCTGTCACATTTTCTTTGATGGTCTTCATTGTCTCAGTATTTACTGTTGTTTCGTGGATATTTTTTTCTAATTTCTCAGCGATGTTTTCGACTTTTGTTCTAACGTCAGAAATTTTTTCGTCTATCCGCTGCAACACTGACAAACCATCATTGATTGATTTACTGTCAAGTCTTTCAGATATTTTTTTCAATAATTCTAAAAGATTTTCTTCCATATGATTAATAGAGTTGTTCAGATTCAACAAAGTTTACTCTTGCTTGCACAACAGCAGTTTGAACTTCATCAGATTCGGTTGAAATATCCTGGTAAGGACCGATAGCTCTGATTTTTTGTTCATTCGTCATCTTACCGTCAACGATAAAATAACTCTTCAATCTAACAATAAAATTATCAACTTCAATTCGCTCGGGAGAAAAGCACATTTAAACCTCAATCTCATAATCGACGAAATAATGGATTATTGCTGAATTACCAACACCGCCTATGATATCAGTATCAAGCAAAGGTGTTTTTAAAGCTGGTGATTGTGGTGCCAGGGTAAAAATCATTATATTACTATTATAATTTACTAATGCTTGTGGAATATATCCGGCCCTTCCAATACCGTTTACCTCGATAACCGGAACAGCAGCATTGAAAAGCACATTTTTAACCAGATAGGGAAAATTTTGAAAACTCAATTGCCCGGATGCCCCAGTTTTCTGAAAAACAACATAACCAAGAATTTTTATGAAACCATCCTTCAAGGAAAATCTGTTTTTTTGATCGATAATCGTCTGTGGTGTCACCCCAATATGAACAGCCAGATCAAAAAAACCGGTTGATGGTTTTATTTCTCTCGTGACTTTATTTCCTATCAGTCCGTAATTCAAAATCATAAATCAACCCTTACTTTTCCGTCAGTCGCCTTGTGATAGACATAAACGTCAATCAACTCTTGTGAATTTATTTCACTCGTTTGATACTGCATTTTGACTTCTGGTTGCTCTGTAGGTTCAGGATCTCCTGTAAGTCTGTATGTATGATACCACTCTGAATCAGTCGGTTCAATAATGTGAACGAATCCTTCCAAAACTGAGGTTGCTACTATCACCCACTCATTAGCTGTAACGGGAACAAAAACTGGATTTGCCATCAGTTAGCCATTTCAAAAAATTGATTTAATTTATCTTCCATGATTTCTTCGATACTATCGCTTATCAAATTTTTTATTTCTTCTTTCTGACTTAAAAAATTTGAATTGTTCTCATTGGATAAGGAAAGTGATTTTTGCTTTATCAGCCCCGCATCAACAAGAGGTTTGAGTGTTTCTGCCAACAATTCATTTTCTTTTTTAAGTTGTCTTGCAACACGAGTAAATTTCATTCCGGTCAGTTCCTTTGCACTTCTATCACGAGTCGAAAAACCTTCCGCGCACATGTCCTTTTTAGATTTAACCTCTTTAACCGGGTCAACATGAGGCTTTATTGCTCCAGACCAATCGGAATCGATCCAAGCTCCAAATATTTCAAATTTTTCTCTGTTGAAATATGATTCTAAAAATCCGGGGGCTTCAATTCTGTCAGTCAAAGCCATGGAAACCAGCCAGTTTTCATGTCTTGGTTTCAGAAAATCATCAGAAAATTCACTTCTTTCTTTATTGAGGAAAATTGCAAATTCAGAATTTGCCATACGGGAAGAAGAATAATTCGAACGAAAAGCAAGTTTAAGGATTTCCGGAGGAACTTCGCAAGCCCACGAAATAGCATTGATGATTGTGTCTTCGAAAAGTTGAAAATTGACATTAGGTCTTTTTGTGTCAAATCCTTGCGGTTCCTCTCCTTTTGCTAATTCTTCAATTCCCATGCCGGGAACCCAATTATTTATTTTAAAATCTCTGGTTTCTCCGTTTTCATCAGTTACTGTTTCAGTTCCTTTTCTAGTTGCACCACCGGAAAGAGGTCTTGTCCCTATTCTGTCAGAAGTTTTCTTGATAAAAAGAGCAATCATTGAATTGATAACAGCCGCCCTTTGTTCACTGTCTCTATATCGATCAATTTCTTTGAGCGATTGAGCGATGGCAGCAAGCAAAGGAATTCCTCTTACATCATCCAGTAATCTTTTTGTTCCGTAGATCAACCAGGCAACACGACGTCCTGAATTATCACCGTAAGCGGGGATTTTCTTGGATACGTTTTTTTTATTGATTGTAGCTTGAATATAAAATGCGACGTGACGGTCATTAGAATCAAGTTCAACGCCGTGAATTATTCTGTGCCCCTTGTCTTCTGCCTGTTTAATTAAGGATTTTTCTGGAGGTTGTTTGATGTGTCTCCCGTCAATAATTTCTGTGACAGGCAATTGCGTTTTATCATCCTGTCTCAATATGACCAATGCATCACCTGAGATCAAAGCTGTTTTCTTTGCAACTGCTTGCAACTGACCATCTGTGTATTGTCCCTTGGCGTCAACCAGGTCTTTATTGTTTCCCCATATGCGATAGAGATTTTCAACATTTTCTGACCAAGCATTAATGAAATCGTCATCTAATCCTAAAACATCTCCATTTGGTGTAGCTTCGAGCGAAAGTCCGGTGTTAATTATGTTTGTGATCAGGCGATTGATTAAACCGCTTGCATATAGATTTTCAGTGAAAAGCTGGACTGACCTTAAGCGCAACGTCCAGTAGTCAACAAATTCATAATCCTTTGTAATGCCAAAACCGCCGGGAAATTTATCACCGTCAAACAAAGAATTAAAAATATTTGATGTAAATAATTTGTATGTTATCTGATTTACTAATTCTGACGTAGAAGTAGCGGCGGAGTCATTTTGACTTTCGATTGGTGGCGGGACTGCTG